TGAAGGAATCGGCTACGAGAAGCTAAGTAAAAGTCAAGGGAAAAATTAATTTGTCGCTTTTTAAGTGACATGTGATGTATAATATTGACAGGAAGAAAAAAGTGTGATTTATGGCAGGAAGACCAAGTATAGAAATTGACCAAAAAATATTTGAAAACTTATGTTATCTTCAATGCACCTTAGGTGAGATAGCAAAAGTTTTTTCATGTTCTGAGGATACGATTCAACGATGGGTTCAGAAAACCTATGACACCAATTTTGCGTCCATTTATGACCAAAAGGGTGGAGAGGGTAAAATCGCACTCCGTAGGATGCAGTTCAGATTAGCTGAGAAGAATGTTAGCATGGCTATTTGGTTGGGCAAACAATGGTTGAATCAATCAGATGAGAGAATGGGAACAAGTGCTACTAAGATTAATATCGTGAATGATGTGCCTAAGGGTGAAGATGATAAATGAACAACATAAGTATTTATGAAAAAATTGGACAAGGTTTTGAGAATGCATGGAATTTTAAAGGTCGTTATCGGATTGTAAAGGGTAGCAGAAACTCTAAGAAATCAGTCGTGATGTTAGGTTATCGAATCATCATGGACATTTTAGAAAATTCACAAAACAATGTTTTGGTGCTCAGACAGAATGAGAGAGATAACCGACAATCAACATTTGCCAACATTCTCAAATGGTTAAATGAGCTCGGTGTAGCCGACTATTTTAGGGTTACGACCAATGTAATGGAAATCATTTATAAACCTACAGGTCAGAAAATATTTTTTCGTGGATTGAATAATCCTACCTCGCTTACATCGACCACAGTGAGCTATGGGATTCTATCAAAGATTTATATTGAAGAAGCATTTGAGATTAAAACCTATGATGATTTTCGGAAGGTTGATGGTTCGCTTCGTGGAAAACCTCCTGAAGGTGTTCGATTCCAAATCACATTAGTGTTGAATGCGTGGTCAGTGAAATCATGGATTTACGATAGGTTTTTTAAAGAACGATTTGAAGATGATTATGAATACCTATTGACACATCCATTCCAAGAATTCATTGATGAAAAATTTGTTGGGGATTATGGGATTGGTTTGTATCTGATGACCAACAATTACAAGATGAATGAATTTAGGGACAAAGAAGTTTATGATATTGCGATGGAAGAATTGAGAAGAAGAGCACCTGATATTTTTAAAGTTGAAGGATTGGGGATGTGGGGAAATGCTGCTGGTGCATGTTATCCAGAATTTTCTGATAAGTTAATTCAACAACGAGGTGTGCTGAATAAAATAAAACTTGTTGATTTTGCTGTTGGGATTGATACAGGATTATCTGATGGAGAGGGTGGCAAGAAGAGAGAAGATGTTCGGAGTGCCACTACCATGCAGTTGATTGGAATTGCTGATGGGTATCAAAAGATTGTATGCATCGATGAATTTTTTCATTCGAATGCTGGACTTGCAGTTCCAAAAACTGAACCTCAGTTGATGGAAGAATTGATTGACACGCTTGAAATGTGGATGAATCGTTATGCAGGACATCCGATGCTTTTCAATGGTGATGGGTTGATTGTGGTTTATATCGATAACGCAGATATAGGATTCAGACAAGGTTTAGAAATGGTTGCGAGAAAGCGTGGTCATATGAATATGAGATTCATCGGCTCTACCAAATTCAAGATTCGAACTCGTGTGGATTTTGTTAGGTTGTTAATGGCTTGGGATGAGTTCGTTATCTCAGAGGCATGTCCAAACCTGATTCGTGAATTAAAAAATGCTCGAAAAGGTGAAGAAGGAGAAGCAAGAGAAGATGGAGATGACCATGCAATAAATGCTAATGAATATGGTTGGGCTCCGTTCATGAGGAAGATGTCCAGATGGAAATTCTTTAAAGAGCATTAAACAATGGTTATACATGATTTTAAAAGTTAAGATTCAGTTAAACAAGACAAAAGTTCGTTGCAATCGATGTTTAATGAAAATTAGTGTATGGTTATGATAGTTTCCTTTACTAAATCAAGAAGTCATATAGAACTATAAATTGTAGAAGGTTGTCGGAAATGGCTACAAAAGTATCACAACCCATCATTGATTGGAAAAAGATTTACAAAACTTTAAAAAAAGGTTTATAATAAAAGGAGTAAAAAATAACATGAGAATAAGTGATTGGATTAAAAGAAAAATATTAAGTTTCACTGGGGTTAAACCATTAACTGGAAATCCGAATGAGGAACAATTCACATTAACAGGTAATAGTGATGATGTGATTAAAAACAGATTGAGAGAATATTTTGTTTGGTATCGTGGAGAATCTGATGACCTTTTAGATTTTTTCACTGGTGCTGAATGGAGTGATTTTCAAAAGAACCCAATTTTCAATCGCAACAAAAAAGATTATTTTTGGGTTGCATCTGCCAAAGAAAAAAATATCAAGAGAACCCATAGTGGGATTCCTCGTGCGATTGTCGATACTTTAATAAATGCAGTTGGTGAGCCAGAAGTTTCATGCGAAGCTGAGAAGAAAATTTTAGATGAAATCATGGAAGAGAATGACATGACAAGTCAAATTACTCAGAAGCAAATGCCTTACACTTTAGTTGGTGGATGGGGTGCTTACAAGATTGATGTCGATGCTGAAGTTTCTGAGAATCCAATTATCTCGTTCTACACTGCAGATAATGTTGATTTTATTTATCACAAGAAAAGAATGATTGGGATTATCTTCCAAGATTTTTATGAATACAATGATAAAAAATATGTGCTCTTCGAAACTCGTTCGACCATGGGTGGGAATTCTTACATCATGTTTGATTTGTTTAGAATCGGCAGAAGTAACGAATTATTTCCATGTGAAAAATCTGAAATACCTGAGTTGTCGAATTTAGAAGATTCAATGATTGCTGGATTGAAAAAACCTCTTGCAGTGCCAACCGTTTTCTTCGATGAAGTTGATAGACCTGGTTATGGTCGGTCGATTTATAGTGGTAAGGTCGATTTGTTTGATGATTTGGACCAAGCGTTATCTCAGTCATCGAATACAGTTCGTAAATCAACGCCTGTCGAATATTATCCTGCAGACATGTTGGAAAGAGAATCGAACGGTCGTGTAAAAATGCCTGAAAGATATGATAGAACTTTTTTGCCTTCGCCAATGGCTTCAATCACTGGTGATGGTCAGCAAAGTGGTGAGTTAAAAACGACTCAACCGAATTTAAATTTTGCTCAATACACGCAAGAAGAATTAACCATTCTCAGTTTCATTTTAACTGGTGTTTTATCTCCTGCTACCATGGGGATTGATATTGCGAAAAAAGATAATGCAGATGCACAAAGAGAAAAAGAAAAAGTTACCATCATGGTTCGGAATAACATTATTGCAAGACAACAAAAGATTCTCAAAGAGCTTTATGAATTAGTTTTGATTGCAAAAAAATATATCTCGAATCCGAATTTTTCTACCATGCCTAAGTATGATGTTTCGGTATCGTATGGAGAATTTGCTAACCCATCGTTCGAAAATCAATTACAAGTTTTAGGTGCTGCCTTGAATAGTGGCACATTATCGCCTGAAAAATATGTGGAACTCTTATGGGGTGATTCGATTGGTGATGAAGAAAAAATGCATGAATTGGAATTCATCAAAGGGAATCAGCAACAACAAGCTGGAAGTTCGATGTTAGATAATTTAACTAATTTTGAAGGTGGAATGCCTTCTGAAGAAAATGAAGAAAAACCAAAAGAAGAAAAAGAACCTGCTAAAGAGGTAGGTAATGAATGATACAGCTCTCAATGTATCTGAAATAATTGCTGAATTTGTTCGCAGAGTTGAAGTGGCGATGGATTCGCTTTTAGTCATTCAATATAAAAAAGGTGTTAATCTCAGTGTTAATAAATGGAGAGATAAGCAGTTCAATGATGTGCCATTATTGAGAAAATCATTGATTCGGATTGCTGAATCTGCAATGGTTAAAATACCTTCTATTGTTAGAAAAGCAGTTTATCTGAATTATAAATTTTCACAAGATGAACAAAGTTATCAAGAAGCTTATAAAATGTTGAAGGAAGTTTCATCCATTAGAATGCCGAAGCCAGTTATTGAAACTACAGGTGCTTTAATTGCTGAAGTTCAAAAAGCGATTCAGATTTTAGTTGATGATAAGATGAATAAATTTAAAAGGGTCACAGGGATGGTTTATCAAAAATCAATCATCTCAACTGAACCTGCCAAATCGTTGTATGAGTTGGTGATGGAGAAAACAACTTCGATTATTGATGGAAAAAAAGTTGTTTCGCCATTGCAAGGAAATTTGCAAACAAGAACCTCGATTGAGTTAGGTGTTCGCAGGTCAATGCAGGAAGTTACAGTTCAAGCGATTGAATTCAGTGGTCCTGTTTTTATTTTGTGTTCATCACATGGAAATTCTGCACCTGACCATAAAGACCATCAAGGTAAAGTTTATTTTTATGAAGGATGGGAGATGAATGCTCCTCAATCTTTACATGAGAGGATTCGTGCCGTCATTAGTAAAAAAAGAATGAAGAGTTATCAGTATATCAAGTCCGAACCTGTTAAGTTATGGACTCGATGGAATTGCACACATAAACAAATGCAGGTGCCGTTGGATGAAGTTGAGTTAATGAGTTATGAATCAATATTAAACAAATACAATATGAAAACCAATGGGAGTTATGACAGGAAAAAATATAAAGCTCAGATGAGGCAGCGTTATATGGAAAGACAGCGAAGAAAATATGATGAGAAAGCTACCATATTGCAAAATGCAGGGTTGGGAACTTCTAACCAGTTTAAAGAGTTGAAAATAAAGTATAATCAATGGGGTAAGAGATTGACTCGACATTTATCTTCGAATAGTTTATACTTATCACGACAACGAGAAAGAGAAAGAGCAAAAACTCTGATGTTCGATTTCGGTGTAAAATTACAATTTAAGGAGTAATTAACATGGGATTTATTGTAGGTAGAGCTTATCCGATTATCCAATCAATGGCTAAAAAGGGTGATAAAAAAGCCCAAGCTTTGATTGACCGTTTAGACAGTATGACACAGGATGAAGTGGATTCTGAAGTTTCTGCCATCATGGGTGGAAGCAAAGGTGGAAGCAAAAAATCTGAAGGTTCAAAAGATGGAAAACCACAATTAAAGGGTAAGGAACAAAAAACTTTAACGCCAAAAGGTGGAAAAGAAAAAGCAACCTTAGAAAAAACAGTTGTGCCTATTATGCCTCGTGGTGGATTATCAAAAGAACAACAAGCAGAATTGGATTCAGAAAATACTCCTAAATCTTTTACTGATATTGCAACTGCCGAAGGTTCAACCGAAGATGAAGCATCTTTAAAGAAATTACAAGATGTGACAATGAATAAGGGGTTAATTAAAAATAATACTGCTGATGAAGCTGGAAAAAAAGCTGGAAAAAAATTCAGAGGGATGGCAGAAGTTTTAAAGGATTCAGAAGCTCAATTTCCTGAAACCGAATATGGTGAAATTTGGGAAGATAAAGATGCTGCAACTATTTTTAACAATGGTGGAATGACTGTAAAAAAAGGATTCATGGTTAATCCTGGTGAAGGTTTTCAAGTTAGTTATGATAAAAAATCTGAAATAGTTTTAAAAGGTGCAAACCAACAAAATGTTCAAAAAGCAATGGACATGTTAAACGAAAGTGGATTAGAAAACTTCGGTGTTTGGGTTGATAAAGAAGGCGACAGAGTTGTGATTGACCCATCATCAGTTTGGGTTAAAGACAAGATGGAAGCTGCTCAGATTGGTCAATTAGCTGACCAAGATTCTATTGTCGATTGGGGTGATTCTGCTGCTACTGGTGAAATGAAGTTCATCGATAGAGAAGGAATGAAAAACGCTTCTGCAACAAATGAAGAAGGTGTTCAAGATAATTCGATGAAGAGCAAATTTGAAAAGTTACAAAAAGATATTAAGTTTGACCGTTCGGTTGTTACTTATGATGAAATGAAAAAAGTTGCTGATGAATTGGGAATCGGTCAAGGAACTACTCAAGCAGATTTACAAAACATGAGAGATGGAATTGTGGAAGCTTGGGCTGAAAGTCCTAACCGTAGGGAAAATGATAATGCTCGTGCAGCAATGAGTGCCATTACTGCTACGATTGATTATATGATGATGAGAAGTAACAAAGAAATGGGTGAAGAATTTGCATCAATGAAAACTGATAAAAAATTTGGACCAACCGTGAGTGAAGGTGAAAAAGCAAACCGACAAACAATGGGTAAAATGGGAATCGATAATCCTGAAGAGGTTGCTGGTGGAGTTTCTGAATCTGAAGAACCAAAAAAATCAAAAGGGAAATTGTATCAAAGAATCACATCTCAATTAGATGGTGATTTTGGACCTGAGCATTTTTATGATTTAGAAGATGACACCATTGGAATCACTCCTAATCCTGGTGATGCAAAATATGATGCTACATTATATAAAACTCGTGAAGGTCAGTTTGCACTTGCTATGTTTATGGATGGTGATGAATTGAACACTGAATCGTTGGATTATTTTGATACACCAGAAGAAGCTGCCGAATATGCTTTAGACACTGATAATTATGAAGAATTAAAAACAGCAAATCTCGAAATGGAAGATTTACAAGATATTGATGATGGAGAAAATGCAGAAATGCCACCTGAAGTGCCAGAAGAAGACGAAACTGGACCAACCGAATTTGAAAGACAAGTAAGAGATGATGCTCAAAAGGGTGCTCAAGAACCTGTAAGAAAACAAACTGTCGGTGATACGGTGAGAAGATTGTTGGTTAAAAACTTTTTACAAGCAGAAAAAGATGGCGAAACAGAAGAATTAGAATCATTAAGAAAATTTGCTCAAACACAAGGATTTGATTTGGATGATGAAATCGAATTCAGATTAGATGTTGATTATCCAGATTTAAAAAAGAAATTTAAAAAATAGGTAAATCATGGGTTTTTTAGTAGGAAAACAATACCCTATCGCAAAAACAATGTGCGACAATGGAGTTCAAGAAGCTTGTGATTTAGTTTCACAAGTTTCTAACCTTGAACAAAAAGAAGTTCAAGAAAAATTTTCTCAGCTTTTAAATAATCCATCATATCGTTCGATGGGTGGAGATTTTGCTGGTAATGAATTCGAAACACAAAAAGATAAAAGAATCAAAGCACAAAAAAATGTTATTGAAGATGTAACTAAAAAACCTACCATCGGTGCAACCAACAAACGCAAGGGAACTAAAAAGTTTTCGATTCAAGAAATAAAAGATAAAGCAATTTCGCTTGGTTATGATGCACCTGAGATTAGAGAATTTACTAAAAGGGTCGAAGCATTTGCTGCAAGACCTACCATGAGTGAAGATGGAAAGTTCATTCCAGAATTTTTACCAGAAGGTCAGACACCAGAATCTCGACAAGCTTTCAATGATGGTGAAGTTAAAAAATATACAGAGAAGCAATTAAACAATGGTAAGTTTCCTGTTCGGTATGAAAGACAAGCTGTTTTCGTTTTGGGTATGCCTGGTGCTGGTAAGAGTTCGCAAATTGCCGATGTGATTTTGCCTCAGTTGGGTGGAGTGTTAGTTGATGCTGATGAATTCAAAGAGTTAATTCCAGAATACAAAAAAGATGGTGCAATGGTTTCTGCCATTCATGAAGAATCTTCAAAAATGACAAAAGATTATATGAAGGGAATTATTGATAAAGGTGCAAATGCAGTTTTCGCAACTGTTGGTTCATCTCCAAAATCTTTAATCAGAAAAATACAAGAATTTAAAAATGCTGGTTACAATATCACAGTGACTTATGGGAACATACCTTTAGAGGGTGCGATGAAAAGAAATTTGAGAAGATATTGGCAATTAAAATATCGCAACATGCGTGACCCATCAAAGAAAAAAGCAAGATTAGTTCTTCCGATGTTGTTTAGCAAAAATGATGATTTTGAAATTAATAATACTTATGATGCTGTTTTATCACAAGAAGGATTAGTTGATGATTATGCTGAAATTAATTTGGATGATTCACCTGCAACAATAGGACCAAAGAGTGATGGATTTAATTTTAATGTAGGAGCAAAATTTGAAAAAAATCAAGAAGAAGAAGATTACATAAATGAAAATGTTAAACAATTTGCAAAACCAATAAGGAGAGTAAAATAAAATGTTACCAACAATTAATTATGATGAATTAAAAAATGGAAAAGCAAGAGGATTAAAATATCCTCCTTTACCAAAACAATTACAAAATGCTTTAAACCTTTGCTTAAAAACTTTCGGTGAGGATTCTGATGAATTCGTAGCATTATCTGAGGACATAGTTTTCATTGAAGACAAATGGACTCGAATGTATAATACATTTTAAAAAAAATAAAAAAATAAAAAGTTCGATTCATTATCGAATTTTTTTTATACGCTTGACATGTAACCAAATATAAAGTATTATATAAGTGTAAGGGGAGGAACTTACAATGGCAAGAACAAATTGGGAAAGACATCAAATCAACATCCGATATTATAGAAGATTGAAAGCTCGTTGTGAGAAAAAAGGGATTCCTTATCAAGGACCAGATTGGAAGGAAATAATGGAAAAATAAATTGATTAGACGCTTGACAGTAAAGTAAAAGTGAAGTATTATATAAGTGTAGGGAGGGCAAGAAAATGCCAGGAAAAATGGAAGAGATGATAGGTCAAGGAGGGACGATGTTCGTGGGTAATGACCAATACCCAATAACAGTAGTCGGTTCGACAGTAAGTGGGAAGACAATCGGATTCAGAATCGATGGTCATGATGAAGGCGAAGTTCGTGTAGCGAGATTAGACAAATATGGATTCTACAATGTTCAGAATTCAAAAGCTTGGGTAAAATTAGGGAAAAAGAATTTCTACCAAGACCCTCACCAATAGGTGGGGGGACTTGACAGGGAACCAAAAGTAAAGTATTATATAAGTGTAAAGGAGGTCAGAAACATGACCAAAAAAGAAAAGTTAGGAAGATTATATGCTAAGTGGGAAATCGCAAAACAAAAGATTGAACAATTCACAGGTGATGAAATCATGAAATCTTACGCCGAAGGTTGGACAATGGGATTAATTACTGCGATTAGAATTCTTGAAGAAAAATAAATTAATTAACGATTGACATTCAGTTTAATATCAGTTATCATAATATTGTAAAGGAGGTAGCAAAATGACTACCAAGGGATTAAAGAGGGGCGACAAAGTGATGTTAGTGAGTGGATGGGAAGCAATTATCGCTGATAACCGTGATGGTGTTGCTCGGTTCTGCCAAGTGTTCGGAATTTATACAGAGTATGGTTCAGTTTATAGTCATGATATTGTGGCTAAGATTGAATCGGATGGTTCATGGACTTACATCGAACATACAGATAAACAGCTCAAAGTAAAAAAGCAAGTTGAACAATTTGGATTCTAAGGGAGGAATCAAAATGCAAAGTTACAAAATGCAAGTGACCATTCATCTCAAGGATGGTGGTCAATGGAAACAAGAATAC